GATCAGAATATGCGGCAAGACCGATAAACGCATTTCTTACGTGATCCACAACGGAATGATTGCCAGCAAGATACTCAATTTTAAATGGCGCAAGTACAAGGGTTACAACAAACACACAAAGCACATACATATTAGCTTTACAAAGTTAGGCGATAAAAATAGCAAGCCGTTTGATATACCACTACTAGGGGGTAACATATGAAAATAAGCAATAAGCAAAAAGCAATACTTAAATCATACTTTAGGGGTGTGCTTGTATCATTCTTAACATTCTTAGCCAGTAATGAGCTAGGACTAGATCCAATTATATCAGTGGTAGTGGCCGCACTTGCAGGCCCAGCAGCTAGGGCTTTAGATAAATCCGATGATGCTTATGGCCTCGGTGCAGATGAAGCATGACACCAAGCGAGTGGGTTGGTATCGCCGTTGGCGCAAGCGCATTAGTAACGAGTGGATTGGTTTGTCTACGCTGGGTTATTAAATCTTACCTAGCAGAACTTAAACCTAATAGTGGGTCAAGTTTGTACGATGCCATTTCTCGCATTGACGAAAAAAGCACAAGACTTGAAGAGCGTGTCGATGATCTTTATTCTTTAATAGTTAAGCGACAATTATAGTATGGCTGATACAAGGCGTAAACGTAAGAAGATAAACAGACGCGTGGTGCGTAAATCACCTGAGCCATTAACTAAATTAGAAGTGTTTTATATCGCCAAGCATGAAATGTTTAGAGCTGCACGTAAAGCTGGATTTTCAGAAAGCGTTGCACTTTATTTAATGGATAGCCCATCCTCTATGCCCGACTGGGTAGTAGGCGAAGACGGCATTATCCCATCTATCCCCACTCCAGAAGAGGATGAAGATTAAGCGCATAGCGTTTGTGTCTGACCTGCAAGTACCTTTTTTTAGTGAAGCTAGTGTTAAATCCGTAGGGCGTTTTCTAGGTAAATGGAAACCTCATCGGACTATTTGTATTGGTGATGAAATTGATTTACCACAATTGGGCGGTTTTAATGCAGGAACTATTGATGAAATGGTGGGCAACATAAATGATGATAGGACACAGACTCAAGAAGTATTAAGTTACTTAGGAGTAACAGACGTACTAGGGAGCAATCATGGAATCAGACTTTACAGATCAATCAAGAAAAGACTTCCCTCATTCCTCAATTTACCCGAAATGCAGTATGAACGTTTTATGGGATATGATAAATTGCAGATCAAATTCCACCCTTACGGACTTGACTGGGCATCAGGATGGACAGCGGTTCATGGAGACTCTTTCCCTCTTAGCCAAATTCCTGGACAAACGGCCTTAAATGGGGCTAGAAGGCTAGGAAAAAGCGTAGTGTGTGGGCATACCCATAGATTAGGCTCCGCGGCCTTTACAGAAGCTTCTAGGGGCCAATTAGGGCGTACTGTATGGGGCTATGAAGTCGGCAATTTGGTCGATCTAAGTAGTTCAGGCATGGCGTATACTAGAGGCTATGCAAACTGGCAGCAAGGCTTTGCCGTTGCCTATGTTCACGAACGTAAAGTGTCGGTTATCACAGTACCGATTAACTCAGACGGTAGCTTCATTTTTGAGGGTAAACTCTACAAATAACGTTATCAAATCGTTATCAAAAATAGTTAACAAATCATCCACAAAGTCGTACACACGTGCGACACTATTGCTATGCCACAAAGCGTGAGCATAGAAGGGCTACAAATGAAAATACAGATTGACTTGAAAGCAGCTGATTTTGAACAGCTGTGGACTAACTCGATGGAATGGGTAAATCAAGATTGGCAAAAGCAAGCAGATCGCTTTGATCCAAGCCCATTGTTTAGTTGGAAATATGCATATTGGTTTGATAATTATGCAGCACTTAAAATGGCTGAGGGTTTTATAAGTTCATTGGGTAAGAACTACGCCATACACAGCGATGAAGGCACAGGCGATTGGGTAATGCTGACCAATTACGCTAGTCCATGCCACCTACGCAAAACGCTGGTGAACGCATGATAGAGACAACCGCACCATGGTTAGTGCTTTATAGCATATTGGGTTATTTAATTGCTTGGGGCGTTTATGAAACAATTAAAGATAATGCATTTCAGTCAGGTTATTGGAAAGGCCGTAAAGACGGCTATGACATGCACAGACGTATAAGCGATAGCAAAACTAATGCCGACAACAACTGAGGCGTTCTTTGCAACCGCAACTAAACTCATCCACGAGCGCGGCACAGTTTACGGACATCCGCTTCACAACATGGAACGGATTTCAAAGCTTGTCAGTTCGTATATTGATTACCCACTCATGCCACACGACATATGTATTATCAATATCTTACAAAAGATCAGTCGTTTGCAAGAATCACCTGGTCACCTCGACAGTCTTATCGACATTGCTGCATACACCGCACTTTACAAGACAGTCTACGATGCAGAGATCGACAATTCAGACGATTGGAAAGACTAATGGCATTTAACTTAGATGATTACACCACAGTGCAAGAAAGATCAAATATATTCTGGGAAAGGTACCCAAATGGAGCAGTACGAACGAGGATTGTCTCGGAGTCAGACACTAGAGTCATTGTTGTTTGTGAATTATTTAGGGACAACGCTGACGAAAAACCATTCGCAACAGGTGAGGCGAAAGAAGTCATATCAGATCGTGGGGTTAATCGTGACTTTGCGCTTGAAAATTGTGCGACTTCGGCTCGAGGAGTTGCTTTTAAAGTGGCTAATATCGGTACTGAAAAGAATGGACCTAGTCGAGAAGAGATGGTTAGAGTTAAAGAAAAACAAGCTGTAGCACAAAGCTTCTCAGTAGATCGCACAGATCCTTTGCCTATCAGTAATGAGGACTGGGTTAAAGCTGCAAGTGTGACACCACCTAAAGCACCACCAGCATGCTGCGCTAAAGGTAATAACTTAGTAACAGGGGTATCTAAAACTAACGGGAAACCGTACTACGGGTATTTATGTTTAGATCGTATTAAAGAGCATGCCGTGTGGGCCAAACAAGATTCAACGGGCGCATGGTTCTTTCCACAAGGAAAGGAGGAATAATGGGATTTATTGAAATAAGAAACGGTTCAGGCTTTACATTACGCATGGAAAACGATAAAGAAAGCCTAAACCTAAGTACCGATAGATGTGTATCGTGTAATGATGACAGGTTATTACATGATGGACAGTATTTGGTATGTTCTCAGTGTCATTGCAGACAATAAGGAAGGGGATTTTATCACATGCATGCACAATTTAAATGTAATGGATGTAATCGTAAGACCGAGTTTCTGTGGCTGGAGCAGTTAGATACGCCTGAAGGTTTTAAAGCCTACCAGTGTATGAGCTGCGGAGCCGTGGGAGTGAAAAACATTGCAGAAGCATTGCATATTCCAGATAGCAACATTCATAGATGCGATAAGTGTGGTGGCTGGCAGTTCTTAAATAGCGGTTGCCACACTTGTGCATTGATAAGGGCTAAGTAATGGATGCTGGTTATGTAGAGACTTGGTTAGAAACCGATGATCTACGCATCATGACTTGCCGTCTGACCTGCGGTTATGTTAACTAACCTTGACACAGGGTGTACCCTAAAGAAGCGTTCGATCTTAAATCGAAAAGCTGAGTCGCCAGGGGCAAGACTCGGAAGGCGCAGAGTTTGGGCGATCTTTATGCTAATTGCATTTATCAGTTGCTTTTCAAAAGATTATTCCGTTGCACAAGATAGGACAAATCATTACCGTCAATGGGCATTTATACAGCTTAATGATATAGATCAGTTTTATTGTTTAGATGAGTTAAACTACAAAGAATCTAGGTGGAATCCTAAAGCTAAGAACGGTAGTCATTACGGCATACCACAAGGTAGATCTAAATGGTTATCTACAGTTGACGGATATAAACAAATAGAATGGCAACTAAAGTACATAGCCGCACGTTATTCTAATCCTTGTAATGCATTAGCACATCATAAGATTAAGGGCTGGTATTGAGTCGTAAAGCAATAAGCACAGGTAAGTGGAAGAAGCTACGCATTACCATACTTGACCGAGATGGTTGGCA